TCTGCTTTTACACGTACATACTGTCCGCCAAATGTGTATGTTGCAAAGTTGCTTGCAACACCTGTGCGTGTTACTTCGTTTGCACAAGTAGCACGTAAGTAGTTTGCTAACGTGTCCGCCGCCTGTGCATCTCTAAAACAAAATACTACTGTACGTCTTTTGCTTGCTTTGTTTTTAGTTGTCCTGTCCGTATAACTTGCGCTTACGCTAGTTACGTTACGTGCTAATGCACGTATTTGCTTTGTGTTAAACAACATACTGCTCCTTTTACTGCTTAAAAAACAATTATAGCACACAATTGCATTTTGGGCAAATTGTGTGCTAATACTGTACTAAATTACTCTACTATTACAATGTTGTTTGTGCGCAACATCTTTTGTGCTGTTATAATTGTGCGTTGCACCTCTGCATCTATGTTATCTGCAAGCAAATCTCCGCTTACATAGTTACATTGCTTTTGTACAGGAAAACGCATTTTATAGTTAGTACCTACTAACTCTTTGTGTACGTTAAATGCAATTTGCATTTTGTAGGAATTAAGTTTTTTATTGTAAACTAGTTTTGCGTATGCTATGCACTGTGTTAACATTGTGTGTCCTTTTGTGTGTGTAAGCATGTATTATAACGCACTTTGTCCAAAATGTCAACCAAAAAAAAAGACCCTACGTAATGTAGGGCCTTTCAAAGCCTAGATTCGGGAGCGAACCGTTTAGGCTGTTACAGCAGCCTTCACTGGAGCTGCTTGTTTAACCACGGGCGCAGCCTCGGGGTTTTTCTTGGCTACGTAAGCAATTGCGTCTGCAACAGCTTTGCGGCCTTTGGCGTAATCAACGTCAACAAGGTGTTGAGCAATCTCGCCCTTAGTCATTTCACGTGGAAGATCAATGAGATCCACGTCCTGGTGACCGTTCTTGGCCAGGATCTTGATGCGCATTGCATCGTTGGCGAAACGGATCTTAGTTTTACCGCTAAGTGTACTAACGCCTGCTACGCTAAATTTCTTTTCAGTTGCCATTTGTGTTACCTCTTTCTGTGTGTGTTTAAGTTAGCTGCACTAGCAGCATGTTATTATTGTAGCATCAAACTACCAAATCGTCAACCATTCATTTGTCCAAATTCATTGGTATCACTTGAATGGTTACCGACTCCTTCTCGTCCAGGGCAACGATGAACTCGTCGTCATAGACCAGATCCTGCATACTCAAGTCAATCAGTTCCTCGACTCGAGTCAAATTGGGTGTACCCTCTCCCGCACAGGTAACCCTAAACGTGTATACATATTCTCTAGTCATTGTTAACATACCTCTTGGTAAACCGATCCTTTGCCAACAGCAGTGTGGTCATTGCTACATCACGGGCATAGATCGAACCATACTCATCCCAACCCCAAATCGGCACTTCACGACCTAGAGCCACAAACGCAGTTGCTTCTGATTCTCTACAGCCCGGACCGTAGTTAGCCCACATCCAGTTGCGATACTCTAAGAAGTTCATTTGCCAGTCTGTGGCCGTCTTGAACCCTTCGGGATCCGTTCTGTGGGTCCAATGGCCCCAGCCATTGAACCTACGATCCAGCTTCTTTAGAGTCTGCCTCATTCTGAAACCAAACCCAACTTCTTGTTCTGCTCAACGCCATCTTTGATCCACTCAGTGAGCTCTTCTTCTTGCTCAGCCTCGTATTCAGCCATGCATTCTGAGATACCAAAAGCCTCGTCAAGTTCTACGGGCAAGTCCTGTTCTACCTGCGATGAATTCATACCCTCTAGGTTGTAGTATTCATCATTGCCTTCTTCCCAAACACCGCAGTAGGCCATGCCGGGTTCGTAATACATTGCGCCTACAGTAAAGCCCATTGCAGTCAACTTCTCGTAGGCCGCGATCGGAGGGCTCCATGCTGAGTCGAAGTAGGTGTGTAGCATCTTGCCATCCGGATGCACATCAGTTGTGCTATCAGCACCCACATCCCACTTGGTGCCCCACTCGTTGACCTGATAGTCATACCAGTTGCCATAACCGTATTTCTCTACATTCTCAGCAGTCTTACGCTCGAGTTCTGCCTGCTCAACAGGATCACCAACGGATCCCGCGACTATCTGCAGATCCTTCGGCACTGGAATAAACTCACTCAGGAACTCTCCACGCTCAAGGGCCTCAGCGGCTCGCTTGATCATTGCAGGGTCTTCGTGTTGCAGTGTTAAGTTGTTGTTGCACCAATTTGGCATAGTTCGCTCCTATGTGTTGTTAATATGTTTATTATACAGTCATTTGGACAAAAAGTCAACCATGTTCTGCCAAGTGTTTGCAGGTACCTCGATAAGTGTATCCTGGGCAAGAGCAGGTTTTTGCGTCTGGGTCGACTGTGTAGACTTGACCCTTAGAACCAGTGATTGTGATTGCATTTGATTTACTTTCTTTAAATGGATTTGGTTTAACTGCTTCAAACTGTCTGCCTCGCTTGTCGAAGCCTTTGATTCCCTTCTTGAAGTAGATGGGACTCCGTGTGCCAGCCTTAATGTAGGCTACCAGTGTTGTCCCATCTAGGAGATAGACATGAGGGTGAAACTGTCCCCCAGTGGTTTCTCTCAACGCTTCCATCAGGAGTAATCCTTACGATCGCCGTAGAGTTCGTTGTAGGTGTATCCTGCTTGATACTCTGCTACTTCTTCAGCAGTCAGCGACTCAACACGGGCACCACTGTTGCCACCCACACCACCATAGTGCGGATCACGTGATCGACCGTAGTATGAATCGGCACTGCCACGATCAAACAGGCAACCGTGTTGCTTACGGTCCCACTGCCATCCCTTAAGGATCTTTAAAACTCTTTCTTGTTCTTCAATCATCTTCGCTCCTAACTATTCACTATACCTATAGTATAACATCAAACATCCAAACTGTCAACCGATTTGTAGTCTTTAACCATGACGTATAAAGGGTCAATACATTCCTTGCTTTCCACCACGTAGTTGTCATCGTACCAATCGAGGAACTCTAGATCCGGGCCCTCAGCTTCGCAGTTGCCGGCTTTCTCTATGGCTTCTTCTTCGGTGTCAGCTTCGACCCAATAGGTTTCACACGTGATGCTTCTTCGGTATAGTTCGAATTTGAATTTCGGCATGAACATTCCTTATTGTCTATACCCATAGTATAGCACCAAAATGTCAAGTTGTCAATCGGTTTGGAAAAGACCCTACGAACGTCTGGGTTTTAGTAGAGCTGAAGCTTCTTTGCGTAGCCTGCCCGCTTCCTTATACATCGCGTCTGCTGTTTCCTTCATGACGTCGGAACGTGCTCGTGCCAGTTTGCCACCCCCGAACTCTCGCTCAACGTAGTAGCGGATCAAGCTATGCTGGATCATAGTAGGTAGATCCATACCATGATCCTCTGGGCAGATAAAACGGACAGGGCTCATGCCCCATCCGCCGTATTCTAGAAACTCTGCATAATATCTACGGTGATCCTTATTGCTAGGATCAAATGCCACTAACGGACGTGCTAGATATTCCAGTTTGCTCATATCAACTATTTATAGTCCCGTGTGGGCTGTATTCATCGCCCTCGTCGACATGTGTGTCTTGGAGCCAATCGTATACCAAGCTCAATGGAATGCCCAAGTTGCGAGCGATAGATGTAGGATGCTCACCTTCGATATACAGTTGCTCGATATCGTATGCTACTTCTTTCAACATGCTCATCGCGCAATCTCCACAGATTTCTCTTTAACAGTGTCAACACCCTTGTCTAGCATACGTGCGATTCCAGAGAACCCCACAGTTGCTAACACAAGCCCAAAGATTGTACCAAAGATAAATGCTCTCATGATTACTCCTCGAAGTTAGGTTGAGGTTGATTACGAAGGGCTCGTTTGTACTTCCACATCGCGTACATCGTTTGAGGAATGCCAAGACGCCAAGCCCACATAACGTCCATGACAATCATACCTGCTAAGAATACTAAGATCATTTCCATAACCGCTCCTATCTCTGTTAGTGTAAGTGTATTATAGCACCAATCTATCTAGATGTCAAGACCTAGATATACGCATACGTGTAGCAGCGGGGCCTAATAGCAGAGTGTGGCTTTTTAGCCACACCCCCTGGCACTCCTGTATAGGTGGGCACAGAGTTGGCACCGCGCATGGTTTTCTCTGTATTAAGGCTGTATCCTAGGACAGTAAAGTTTTCCGCCAACAGCCACCCGTAGAACATTAAGCCACTTCTTTCTCGTAGATAACAGTTTCGCCGAACGGTGCTTTGGCTTCTGTGTTACCTTTAACGATAAAGATTGTATCGCAGTAGTCCTCGTCACCCCAACTACCACATGGGTAGCCGTCTGTGAACATAATGAACTTCTTAGGAGTAATGCCGTTCTCTTTCATAAACTCCCAATTGGCTTCAAAGTCTGTGCCACCACCACCCTGAGGTTCATAGTCCATCAAGTCTTCACTGTTGTCATGTGTGATCTCTTGATGATTGTAAATGGCTGTGTCAAAGCACCACAAGTTGATCTTGAAGTCTTCGTATTGATCCATAATGCCTTTGATCTCACCTAAGAAGGTTGAAGCATCCTCTTCGCCAATACTACCTGACATATCAATACCAATGCCTACGTCAATTGTAGTTGCTTCCTTCATGCCTGGAAGGATTGCGCCACAGTGAGCACTCTTACGATTGAAACGCTGGAAGGAGAAGTCATTACGCACAATGCTCTGGATCTCTTGACGAACCAATTGACGCCAATCCATCTTAGGCTCTGTCATGTCTTTGATCATACGCTGGATTCCTGCAGGAACTTTGCCAGCACCAGCCGCCGCGGCACTTTGCACCATAGCCTGTTTGATCTCGTCACGGATAGCCTGTGCTTCTTCTTTAGTAAGGCTAGGCTTACCGCCGCTACCTTTGCCGTCTTTGCCTTCCTTGTCGCCAGCACCGGCACCTTCTTCTTCGTTAATGTGCTCGTCCAACAAGTCGCCCAGTTGCTGAAGCAGTTGTGGCATAGAGATCTTTTCTGCTTTCTCATACAATTGATCGTAGATCTCTTCCCAAGCCAAGCCGCGATATTTGTTATCTAAACAGATCTTAACTTCAGTGATCTTCTCACCAATGCGTTCGTCTACAAGGATCTGATTGACAGCGTAGTCTTGTGCTATGTTGCTGAGCTGACGATCGCGTGATCCAACACGACCAAAGTGATCAAAGATGCAGTGACATATCTCATGCCCAAAGAGGAACTCTAGTTTCTTTGTGCTGAGCTTCTTAACGAACTCTGTATTGTAATAGAAGTCACGACCGTTAGTTGCCGCAGTAGGGCACCAGTCGTCTGCTTGGACTAAACGCATACGGGTTGCCATGTTGCCAAAGAACGGTGCTTTGAGCAATAAGCCGATACGGGCAGTTGTTAGTTTTTCTACGATTGGATCATTCATTGTTCGCTCTCCTTAGTATGTGTATATTATAGCATCGTTCTACACATCTGTCAACCAAAAAAGGTGGACGGGCAAGCCCTGAGAAGCCCCCCGCCCGTGCTATGTTAGAGGTCTTAATTCTCCATAGCAGTCAAAACATACTTACCAAAACGCTTGTGGAACTCGCTAAACGACTCCATCTTAGTTGCGTCCAGTGGCAAGTCATAGTTGGTAAGTGCTGTCTTAGCACCCATCACAACCAACTCAGTTGGGAAATTATCCATCATGTAGCGGAAGAATTTGTCAGCCATAGCATCCCAACCTTTGGCTTTCTTCTCTGCACGGTCCTTCAACTCATAGCACAAAGAGACTGTCAATGAATACATCGCTGACACTTCTTTGATCTGCAGGTCCTTGACCTTACCGTCGAGGATGTCCTCTGCCTTAGGCAGTTTACCTGCAATCTTGCGGTGAGCCATAAACTTAACGCTCAAACCATCACCAATCGCACCAGCGATCAAGTTGTGCAGGGTATCCTGATCAGTGTCGTCATCTTTGAGCAAATCGCTAACGAACACCCAAGAGCGTGGAGTTGCAAATGCCTTTGAAGAACCCTTAGGGTCAAAGTCATACAAGTCCTGCTTGGCGAAGCCTACATAACCCACAACCTCTGGATGCACCTTGTTAAGGGTAGCCCAGTCCTGGAAGTCGTCAAAGTCTACTTTGGCTTCCAAGTGGATGAAGCGGTTAGCCAGTGGGCTAGGCATACGGTATGTCACGCCACGGTCACCTTCGCGGTTACCTGCCGCGATGATGTCAACACCCTTAGGCAAACTGTATGTGCCAACTCGACGATTAAGCACCAACTGATATGCCGCGGCTTGAACAGCCGGAGGAGCAGAGTTCAATTCATCCAAGAAGATGATTGCAGTAGACTCTGGGTCTGTAGGCAGTTCTGCTGGAGGAGCCCACACCATCTTGCCCATGTCACTGTTGTAATAAGGAATACCTTTAATGTCTGTAGGTTCCCACAGGGCTAGTCGAACGTCAACGACTTCGCGTCCTGCGTCATCGCCAATCTGTTTGACGATATCACTCTTGCCAATGCCTGGAGGGCCCCAAAGGAACACAGGACGGCGTGTGGTTAGTGCTTTGCGGATTGCTTTCTTAGCGGCTTTTGGGCCAACTAGACGAATGCTTTGATCTGTGTTTTTTGCCATTTTAAGACCTCTTTAAGTTTACGGGTTAAACAATTACTTTCTCAGTATCATAAGTATAACACCAAATTGCTTTGCTGTCAACCGGTAGTTTTCACAAAGTTTAATTGTGTTGTATTATTGCCACGCTGGGCTTTTACTTTGCCCTTGATTCCCACACGGCCCTCTAACGCTGTTCCGAACCAGAAGTCCACGAACGAATCCCCTAGCTTGGCAGTGATACGGAACTTGTTGTAGTCCTTACTGTAGAAGCTCTTGATCACTTCGATCTCTCCCTGGACGCGATCTCCTACAGCAGCACTCAGTTGGGTGGAGCTACGGATCTCGCTGTCTAGCTCCTTACGGCTTTCTTCTCGCAGCATAGCAGCTGGCAAGCAGCTGATGATGGCAAAGTCCAGCATGTCGCGCCCTGTGAACTCGTCCTTTTGGGCGATACGCAGTGCCTGACGCTCGAAGTCGTTGATCTTCCCGGACAGTTCCTTCAGCAGCAGGCCGTTGAAGTAATGACGGATCTCTTGTCCCTGGGTGATGTCTGCTGCTGTTGCAGCTGAGAAGTTGCCCTCGCGTAGCCAACCTTTGACTAGGGTCTTGTTGGCTGTTCGCAGGACTGTTACCATATCTTCTGCGAACTGAGCGTCTTTGAAGTAGCCACCGTTGATACGATCTGCGGCTACGGCTAAACCCCATACCTGTTCTGCTGTGAATTGCATTCTCGCTCCTAATCTCTTAGTATGTGTCTATTATAACACTATGTATCCAATTTGTCAACCAGGGAGTGCCGGCCAAGAAAAAAGGTGTTGTATTTCTACAACACCCTCAAAAGACTCCCCGGGAGCGAATCGGCTTGTCTGTTTGAAACGGTTACTTTAGATTGTTTCTAAAGTGAAACCAGCTGCCTTAGCCTTGTAACCAAGTGCAACGATTTCGCGTGATGGCTTGCCCATTACGTATTCGGTAACAGTCACACCATTGCCAGCCTTGCGGTTGTTGGCATAAACAGCGTAACCATGTTGACGGATACGTGAAGCTTCAGCGGCCAAGTTACCTACGCCGAATTGCTTAGTGGCTTGGCTCTGTGTTAGAGAAGCGCCATTGTAAAGTGCATTAAACACTTTGAAAGTTTTTGTATTTTTAGAAATACGTTTCATTTGCCTTTTTCCTTTATTGTTATAGCTGAAGTTCATCAGCATTTTATTAGTATAAAGCCTTACCATTACCCTTGTCAAATCGCATATTACCGATTTAACTCTTTTTGGAAATCTTAACCGGGCTACGAATAAACGTGCCCAAGATCAAGGTTGCCGCCCATGTCCAGAAGGTGTAGTCGATTGCGCACACCGATCCAAACAGAGTATTCCAGGCCCAAATTACAAAGAACGGTCCCGCAATTACTAAAATCAATACCAACACTGCCGCTATCGCGACACCCAAAGTCTTAAACATTTACGTCCTCCACGTCCGCCTCTTGTTCGGCGATTAGTTTGTGCAGTTCGAGTTCTGCCAACTCTTTCTCTATCAGCTTCTCCATACGCTTGGCACCCGTGTTGCTGGATCCCTTACGATACATCTGATGATAGTGTTCAGCACAGTAGCTCTTGCCCTCTATGCTCTTTTGGCCGCAGAATGTATACGGCCACTCCTTCTGTTCAGCACCAATGTATTGGCACTCCTTGATTGGACCGTCGTACATTACACACCTCTCTTCATAACAGTTACTTCTGCCATAGATTTCCAATTAGCACTGAAGCTCTTACGCAAGTCTGCTACCTTCAGTACCGTACGCAAGCTGAGCTCACGCATCTTAGCACGATTCTCTACAATGTAGTCTACAACTTCATCGCGCTGTACATCCTCAAGCTCGTATGAGTCCAACATGCCGTCTTCAACGATCTGCTTGATACGGAGCACCTTCTCACGATCTGTGTCCATTTGCAAGTCGATATAGTGACAGCGTGACTCTAGTGCCGCCAAGTGATCCTGCAGTTTCTTACTACGCACATTCTCAAACTTGATGTTGGTGATAAAGATAGCACCTGCTTTGAATTCGAAGCGATCTGGCACTCCTTCGCTTCGCAGTACACGACTGTCCGTGTTCCACGAAATGGTACGCTTCTTGCTACTGTCCAAAGCCGCTTTAAGAATGTTCAGCGACAAGTCATCTAACAGCACTGAGTCACAGTCATCGAACACGATAACATTGCCCTTCTCGCTGTATTGATAGAGCTTGCTGTACAAGCCAATCGCGGACATTGCGCCCTTGACAACTTCATACTTGGGTTTACGCTGACCCATTACGTCAAACAGATCGTCTTTGCTTAGTACTTCTTCAACACCAAAGCTCTTGCCCACGCCTGGGGGCCCTGTGACAATCATAGCACGAACAGTACCAGCTTTCACAGCCTTAGTCATCTCTGTTAACACGGCAAAACGGTTGCGAGTACGCTCGATGATCTCTTCATCCGTTTCGTGCGCTACAACAGCGTCTGACACTTTGATCTGTTCCAAACTCTTTTCTCCTACGGGTGAGGCACTGACGTCCCCTGCCACGACCACGTAGCTCTGTGCGCTAATGCATTTGATACGGATCTTGCGATCAGGGATACCTGAGCTACTAGGGTTAGCAGTTGAGCCGTCAACAGTAACATAGCCACCGTTAACACCCTCTTTGAAACCTTCTACTAGTTCAAAACGGATACCGCTCATAGACACGTCTTGTCCGCGAACTTTGTAAGTACCCTCTGCTATTTCGATAATTGCTGGCATTGTTTTCGCTCCAATGTTTGTTAGTAAGTCTCTATTATGCACTCAAACAAGGGCTTTGTCAACCCCTGTTTTGGCCCTGTTGTTATTCAGCCACGGCCAACAGCTTGGCCTTCTGTAAGATCAACTTCAAACTGTTCCTTCTCAGGGTTGCAGTAGTCCAGGAACTCGATCACGTTACCGTCGAACAGAGTCTCGTTGGTGTCATCCATCGTAAGCCCAAACATGTTGAAGCCGCGATTGGTAACACGTACACGGAGCTCATTCTCACGTTCGTAGACGTGATACTCGTAGTCCTGCCCGCACTCAGTGTCTGTTACAGGGTGGATGTAGAACCCGCCGGGGGTCTGTTTGAAGTTAGCGATCATCTGTGCTGCCAAGCAGCCCATGCCGTTGAATACTGTTTCGTTCTTGCCACTCAAACCGTTTACCAGCTTGCCCTGTGTAAGGAACTCCGCTAGCTCTTGTCCGTGTCCGCTGGGGTAGCCGTCGTATTGACGGTACATGTTGATGATGGGCGTTTCGCCATCGTATACAAAAGTAAGTGCTCTGGTACCCATAGTCGTCGCTCCTATTAAGTGTGTGTAAGCCTAGATTATAACACGGGCCGGAGCCCGTGTCAACCTCTTTTTTAAATACCCTGGAAAGCAGTAAGGGCTTGTTGTGCATCTGCATCCAACATAGCAGAGTCCTCAGCTCGTTGGCGCTCTTGTGCTACTGTAGTCTTGTAAGCCTCTAGCTCTGCAGACTTTGCTTCCATAGCAGGCCACTCAACGTCTGTAGGGTTAAGGTAAGGACCAGTGTAGTCCCGCTTTTCCTCTTTAAGGGTGATCTCTCCGGACGCAATGCCTTCAAACACCATGCCCCATGTAGGCTGTTGCGGACGGCCAGTAGGACCAAATAGTGCTACAGCCTTGGCCTCAACCTTGGCCTGTGCAATTTCGTTAAGACGACGTACAAAATACTCTCTCTGTGCTTGTTCCATGCTTCGCTCCATGTTGTTAAGTAAGTGTATATTATATGCTCAAACTGTCACGTTGTCAACCGGTATTTTAGATAACCCTTCAAGTATCTGGGTTACTCGCTTTTTGGCGTCCTCGATGGTCTCACTGATCATGTCCTCAGCGACTCCATCCCGCAAGACTTCTGCAGCATCCTCGTAGACAAAGCCCCCTACATAGTTAACAGCCAGTTCCACGTCCTCGTACATGGCGCGGACCCTGAGCATGAAGTAGTCCAGCTTGCCCGAGTCAATGTCACGTGCCATCTGCTGAACATCGTAGTAGGGCAGGCCCGTGTCTGGGTCTAGGCCGGTGTCGAACAGGTCCTCTAGGGGCAAGTCTTCCCAGGTCTTGTCTACGATGATGTCAAAGCCTGCTCGCGTGTATTCTGCCAGTGTGTCATAATAGCGCATGTCAATCTCCTCGTGTGTCAGTGTTAAGTGCGGGTTTGAACTGTCTGCGCAGTTCTACTTCTCGGCGATGTGCTGCCGCTTTACCACGTACCATTTCTACGGCACGTATGTCTATGGCCAGCTTGTCGTCCAGTGTACGCAGGTATTGGCACAACAGCCAATCTTTGGCTTCTGTTTTGGCACGATAGAAGTGCTTGGCAGCACGGCTACGCAGGCTCTTTAGTACTGTTGATTCGGTTTTGGCAGTAACGCCGATGTAGGACCCTTGGGGTGTGACGATCTCATATATGATATGATTACGATCTACTCTGGGTTTACGTGACATTGTTCGCTCCAATCTCTTACTATGCATATAGTATAACACCGATTGGGCCCGATGTCAACCGTTATTTTGGTGCAAAAAAGCCACAGTTTGGCGATCCGCTGCGGCACTCTCCTTCCTGGATCGACCCTACTGCGGCTAGGGTTGTTCGCTGTTCACGAACGTGTTGTGGTGGGCCCTCCCAGAGTCGAACTGGGCACCAATGGATTATGAGTCCACTGCTCTAACCAACATGAGCTAAGGGCCCGTATCGATGCTGCTAGGCCAGCCCCGTGCCCTTGAGTGGATGCCCCTTGTCCTGTGCTGCTGCGCTGTTGTTCTGATCACGTGTCCATGTGCTGCTGAACTGATCGGGGTCTATAGCTGTGTCAGCAGCTGATTCCAATGCTGCAAAGAACCGTTCCATCTCCTCTGGTCCAATCTGATCCGCATCTGGACGAAACCCTGATTGATCCTCGGGTATACGTACGATCTCTTCAGCTGAGAAATCCCACTCCCACCCACGTGGCGGTGCATAAGCTGCTGCACGACTTTTAAAGTTTGTAATCTTCATCTACTTGATCCTCTAGGCTCTTCTGTAATACCATCTTGTACAAGGGTTCCATCCGCTTCTGGAACACATGCTGCGCACCACTTTCGCTGGCACGATCCAAATCATAATCAGAAGGAAAGTGTCGCAGCAGACTTAATGCTCGCTGCCGGATCTCCCGAGGTACACGTGGAGTAGCTGCTGCACTGCAGAGATCCTGTAAGAACTGCTGTGTTTGTACAACAGCACGATAGCGTTCATCTGGTAATGTCATAGGGTCCTCTCTTGACTGTGATAATCTTCGCTTCTTAAGCATGTAGTTATTATACAGTCAAACTTTGATAATGTCAAGCAGCGGGGCCTATGTTAGTCGTGATAAATTTTGGATGATTTAGAATGGGATCTAAAGTAAACTCAGTATCTTGTACACTGTATAAGGGATCACTCTTATACTGTACTACTGTATAGTAACCCGCGGGTGTATACTGTCGAGTACATAGTACAGTGTATAAGACTCTTGTGGCTTCATCAACGGAGATCATGTATATATTTACGCAGCGGGGCCACCGTTTGATCACCGTATACGCACTGGTATATGGTTGATCACGGTACTTTTATTGTAGATCATTGTGGAAGAAACCCTGAATCCGAACCGTTTGAGCAGAGTAGAGATAGATTTGATATAATAAAAAATTATTAAGAACGGTGGAATGACTGGCTATGCTCAAATGGTCACACAATTCTACACAATTCCACACTTTATTGCACTTTCTACTACTGTGTCGCGTACCAATACCACAGCAGCGGGGCCTATACGCAGGGTGCATACTCTATCACTGACAGTAAATCACACTTTACCACGCAAAACCACACTTACTGAGCCTGTTCTCTACAGAAAATCCAGCGTAATCCTACAGTAAATCACACTATGCACATCATATACGTATGCGCACAATCACGCAGCGGGGCCTATAGTTAAGTCCATTTGTTCTACTGTATCTTCTACTATGCAGTATGTTCCCGTCACCACTGTGCCGTCCGGCAGAAGATACTGTTCTACTTCACAGTTGTCGTATAGCTCTACTCGTTCTATTCTGTTATCAAAGCCCAAATGCGAGTTACGAGCATGTTGGGCGATTCGTGCGCCAGCACGAGTCTTATAGTAGCGCAGTCTTTCACCTGTATCTTTGTGTACTATGTAGTATACTGTCAGTAGCATATATAATCCTCTAGGGCTCGCGCAGCGTTCTTAGTCATATCAACTCGCTATATAGTATACCAGCGATCATACCCAATCCAAAGCACAGGGCACACATCACTAACAGTAGCACACAGTAATAGAGTTCATCCATTACAATGATTTCTACTATGCGTTTTGTGTCTTTGTCCATATCGATATTTACACGCTTTTGAATACATACTAGTATAAGACTCCGGGGGCGCCATGTTAGAATCTTACATAACACTATACTGTATTACCTACGATCCATATCGCTGTAGAGTTGATCCAGAACGAGTTTGGACACTGGTACAGAGCGCAGGAGGATCATGTCATGCAGGTGCCGCTGGCCATTTGGACTTTTATGTACCTGAGGCCGTTGCCAGCCTAGTCATGTTAATGGATTCGGGACTACGCATAGCGCACAAGAAGAGCTACATATAATATACGCAGATAATTATTGGAATTTGCTTGAAAATTTTTGCGCTTCGCGCAGCTCTTCGAGCTGCCCGTGAATTATCCTCGCTATCCAAACGAGCCTATAAATACACTATATGATCACATTCAGTCTAGATCTACTACAACAATTAACTCTTGCAGCCCCTGGAGTCAGTTTCACTGCGGTACAACAACAGCTACACATAAAGTATCTGCCAGAAGAAGTAACAGTACCCAGTGTGCCTGTCGTGGAGTCGCCACAGACCATTGCCAGCTTGCGCATAGGCTCTACTCAGTACACTAACAGTCGTGCTTGGAACTCAGCTTGGCTAGCTCAGTTTGAATTGAACATACAGGCGGGAATAGCTCGGCGACAAACACGTTATAACACTATCACTGCGGATCTAGCACATGTGGTCACAGCCGCTGGTGATGCACTGGTCTCTGCCACTCTACAGCCTGTTATTACCCCCACAGGGCAGGACACTACTACTATTATAGAACTGGCTCCGCAACGTGGTGAGCAGGGTGAACCTGGCCCGGGTGTTATAGACTTGTCAGTGAATGAACTGGGCAATCTAATAGTAACCTACGAGGATCAGCATACCAGTGATGCAGGCTATGTGATAGGACCCCCACCCGTGATCACTGTGGGCTCTACCAGCACAGTCAACTATGGTGTGGGCTCTAGTGTGTCTGTATCTAACCCTAGCCCAGGCACATATAACTTGGCGTTTACTGTAGAGCGCAGTGACCCCCAGAACCCTACACTGGTTGGAGTAGGTACCCTTAACGGACAACGCATAGCCACTGAGCCTCAGGTGTTTGCACTAGGACTAGCATTCTAATATGAAATCATTAATACAGTATAAGCCACAGTTTAACCCCACCCTAGGTACATTGGACTTTCGTACCCTAGGCACATTCAACATCAACCGGCTCTACGGAGTTATCAACGTCACACGCAATGCTATACTGTATGCACCAGGTGCTATAGGCTATGGAGTCACTGCTGTCAATCGTGGGGTAGTGACCCTGGAAGTGGCCACTGCTAGCCATAGTGCTACTGATGTGATCAATGTCTATTATGAAATGGATCTAGCACAGGATGTCACAGCACAAGAACTGCAATTTCAAATACTCACAGAGCTTAAGGTAATGAATCAAATACTGGCTCAAGGGCTAAATATTGATAACAGAGACGTAGACAATCTACGTGCAGAATACACAAAAAATAATATCAGCTAGGAGAGCATGAAATGATTATTCAAGGACAAGTGGGCCCACAATCGGGTAATACATCGCTGGGAGCTGGCACGAATCCTAGTATGCGTCAAGGACAGTTAGGCGAAGTTATCGTATCAGAACTACATGGTCTTTACTATGAGCAGACCTATCGTGGCAACCTATTCAGCACTGGGCAAACAGCTCCGGCAGCACTGACTTCTACCAATCAAATTGGTACATTAACAGCTTCATGTACTCCTATACTGGGCCTATGGAATCCTATAAACAACACCAACAACGTGGTCCTGCTCAAGGCTAACCTACAGGTAATGGCCAACAACTTAACCTCAGGTGCTGCTCCAGGCGCATTTGTTTGGGCAGTCAGTGTTAACAATTCAGGTATTACCACAGGTGGTGCACCTTGGAACCGTAAGAGTCTAACACAACAGGGCAGTCAGGTCAAAACATTCACTGGAACAACAGCACTAACTGGGCTGACCAATAACCTAGTGGTAATGGAAACAGCAGACTTCAACACCATGGGTGCTGTTACCTATACCACTTTAGGTTCAACTACACTACAGCCCAGCGTTGGCGGCATCCAGTTGTTTGAGGGTGGTTTGATTGTGCCACCAGGTGGCGTAATTGCACTGTTAAACACCACAACAGCCACAGCATTCTCAGTAGCAGGCAAACTGCTTTGGGAAGAAGTTCCACTGTAATCAGGTTCAACGCAGTCACAGCCGCTGTGCATTAAATAGTGCATGGCGGTTTTTTATGACAACAATTTCATCAGGGTGATTGACAACGCTGTGAGCTCGGAACTCTGCGAGCAGATCATCGCAGAGTTCAAGCGTGATCACACACTGCATCACCACGACGGGGATCGTTACATAGAGCTAGAAACTTATGATCAACGAGGGCAGGGCAAATGGAACCCCAAACTAGAAGCCAGAGCTAGACGTTGGAACCCACTGACAGACAGCATAGCCCAAACAGTGGTGGAAATGACAACCGATTATCGAGCTCGTTGGGACCCTTACCTAATGACTCCGCAGGTATGGTCTATGGAAGGCATACGAGTCAAGAGCTATGAGCCCAACGTACACGAATTTAGGCTGCATGTAGATCAGGGCAATCGTGACAACGCCTGTAGATTTATAGCCTGTTTGATCTATCTCAATAACAACGAAGCTGGTACAGAGTTTCCACAGGAACAGTTTACCGTTTCAGCTGAACAAGGGCGCATGGTACTGTTTCCACCCAATTGGCAGTTCCCACATAGAGGGCTGATGCCCACAATAAACACTAAGTACATTTTGAGTACATACTTACACTTTAAGGATTGATTATGCCCGCAATGGATTTTTTCGCAGTACCCGTTTTAGTATTAGATTTTGAAGATAGAGAGCTTGCTGACATTCAAGCAGAGATCACAAAGAATTTACCCAATATATTGAATTCGTCAATGGCAGCACCCTGGGGTGATAACGTCAGCACAACCTTCAAGCCGGGCAGAAATCAAGACATCATGAGCTTTGTGTTAGAAAACACTGCCAAGGGCATTGTCAGAGCCACAGTGGAATATCTAGGTGAAATCGGCTATCAGGGCTTGGATCTAAGACTAAAAGACAGTTGGTTCACTTGGTACAAGAAGGGCGGTTTCCAGTTTGATCACCTCAACGCAGAAGCTAGGGTATGTGGAGTTTACTATTATCAGACCAACGGAGAAGACGGAGCCCTACGTTTTAACAATCCCAATCATGCATCAGCATTAGGTATGTTTCCATACGATGGTCAGACCATGCCTGTACAATACATTCCACCAAAAGTAGGGCGCATGGTGTTATGGCCTGCATGGCTAAGCCATCGTATTGAACCCAACTGCACAGATAACGAAAGCATCTCGCTTAATTTCACACTGCATTAATTTCCTGCTGCGAGAGTAAATACTTGATGCGTCGATTACTTGCTATCATAACATTAATATCGTTAACAGGTTGTGCTTCAATAGCCAACATGATTCCCAGCTTTTGGGACGATAATCAATCAGCTAAAATTGTTGATGTTAGACTAAAGACTGACATGATCAATTGCGAACAGGCTCAGTTGCCCCAGGCACAACAGCTACAGTCAGACCTACGTTGGTTTGAACTGTACAGTGAAAGCAAGGGAGGACGCCAACAAGATGTACAGAAAATTATTGCACCCATGCAGGAGTCAGTTGCTGATTGGGTAAAGCGTAGCACTGAAGGACAGGGTTCTAAAGGCTACTGCGAAATCAAAAAGAAACTATTACAAACTCAGGCTAAGTCAGCGGCTTCAGCCATATTGGGGAGATTCTAATGTTAGACGATTTACGTAACATTGCAGGATGTGGACGTCCTTGGGCAGCTGAACGTGCGGCCTTTGCTGTGCAGATTACTGAGCAATATAATGCAGGCGGTATTACTCGTCCAGAGTACGAAGAACTATGTAGAGACCTAGTTCGTATGGATAGACTAGATGAAGAAGCAGACGACCTAGAATTAAAAACAGCGTTGGTTACTGCTATCTATGCTGTAGCACAATTGAGTTAAACTATGAAAATATCAGAAATCATTACCGAAAACATATTCACAACAGACTATCACAAGGTCATGCAGGCCGTTGCTGAACTGTATAAAAACCATTACGATATCAACGTATGGGAAAACGGTGAAGCTCATGATGAGGCTGCTAAAGTATTATTAAAAGTACATCCAACAGATGAAGAGCTAGACTTTATTATCAGCAACAGTCAACTGCCAGAACGCTTTCTCGAACTTGACTTTCCAATCAACGACGACCTGATGTTTAACGGCAGTTCCGCAACTGACAGCGACCTAGACGAAATGGGTGATAAGGGATTAGATGAAAGTGTTGTAGATGAAGAACCGGCCAGTAGAGATCTTTGCACATCAGGAAAACCAGATAGTGCATTAGGTGCTAGTCAATTGGCATCATGTAAAAGTCAAGGCTATCGCAGCCGTGAAGGTGGCAAGAGTCACAAGGTAGGTTCAGAAAGAGTCAAAGTCCGCGGCAAGAAAATCAAGGGCAAAAAATACGGCGGCCCATTACCAGACTGGTCATGACACCAAAAAGCTCGGACCTTTTAATCGCTCCGCCTAGGATTCCAGATCCTAGATTTAAAAAATCTGTCTTAATGCTCACACATGATCATAAAGGCGGCAGCTTTGCTCTTTGTGTTAATCGTCCAACAGAGCACACACTACAAGATATCATTTCCGAATTAGGTATTGATACCAACTTAAACTTTCCGTTATATTGGGGCGGCCCTGTAAGTCCAAACACTGTTTGGATGTTACACGATGCAGGGTGGAGTTGCGAACATACAGTACCAGTTGATGACGAGTGGGCCATGACATCAAACGTAGAAATGTTTAGAGACCTAGCCAATGGCAATTTTCCTAAACACTTTAGATTGATGCTAGGCTATTGCAGTTGGGGTAAGAATCAACTACAAAGTGAGATAGATGGTATGCCGCCCTGGAACCATAACAACAGTTGGCTATTGGCAGAGAACCTAGGGCCAGAATGGCTGTTCGAACAGCCAGTTGAATTGATTTGGGACAATGCTACAACGCTCAGCAGCCATCAGGCTGTGAGCAGTTGGCTATAATCCTTAGATCTTTTCGCCCTTTTTAAATCCACGAAAACGTAAGAATCGAGGAAAGCGCAGGCTATATGTGCCGTCTTGATTTTGTGAAACAGCATCGGCACGTACTTCTACAACCTGCCCAATGACATCATTATTTGACTCCCAATACTCAGCACGATCAGCATCAGTAAAACCGGAGCCAACGTTGACGACAATGCGTTTATTATCGTCGACACCTTCACAGACCAATGCACCAAGTTTTCCAACGTTTCTTCCAGTGCCCTCTTCAACTGCTGTGACTTCCAAAGACACTTCAATAAAAGGCTTTTGCTTAAGCCAGCTAGTTGATCTCTTACACTCATATTTTGCCTCTGGGTCCTTAATCATAATGCCTTCAAAACCAGCATTAACCATTTCCTTGTTGTAGTCTTTAAATTCTATTTCATCAGTGAACACATCTAGATTAAATTCCTTTTGTGGAATAATATCAATATGACCCATTTGTTCAAATAGATTTTTAAATGAACGCAACAGATTAGAACGTCGACGTTGTGCCATCACACTCTGGCCAGCTTTAAACTCTACCAGTGGCACAATGTCGAACAACATTAAACGGGCATCTTGTGCCTGTACGTTATCCTTACGATGAACCTGCTTCATAAGGTCGTTAAATGAATTGCTAACTACCTCACCGTCCAAAATATAACTACGTCCCAGCTCATCAATGTTGGCTAGGATACCGTCTGTAATATGGCTGAAGTTTTCTAATACTTTACCGTTACGAGTATACTGTACAACAGTTCTAGATTCAAAATCTACAACAGTGATACAACGAACACCGTCTAGTTTAGGCTCAACTAGTTTAACACCTGTAATCTTGCTTTCGTGATTAGCACCGTCGTGGGCCAGTTGTACATCAAACACAGGAACAGCGTACTGTGGTTTCTTGGCTTTCTTTGCAACAGTGTTAACTGTCTTTTCGCTAAAGCCTGCTCGCATGTCTTTGATAAGAATACGGCGATACCAATCGTTCCATTGAGGCTTAGTTGCTACACCCATTGCTAGATTAATAGCATCACGTGCGGCGTGTCCTGTTAGTTTACGTCGATACAGCGCATCAGCTAACTGTAAGAAGTTAGGCCAAGACAATCCCTGTCCACCTTCCTCTTCTTTAATAGGAACCTGCTTAACACCAAAGGTATAGAGTTTATCTAAAGCCATGCGCAGCCCCTCAAAAAACTCATCAAGCTCTTCATCCATCGCTTTGGCAAGGATGTCTTCTTTGGCAAGTCGTGAGTTATCTGCTTCTAGACTTTGAATAATTACTTCTGGTTGTGTACGCATACGTGGCTCCTAATCGTTTACTATAACAATAGTATAGCATCATTTGGTAGAAAAGTCAAGAACTATTCTTCAGTGAACAATTCGGTAAATGTGCTAGAAGTAACGGTTTCTACATTATTTGGATCATACAGATCTGTTCGTTCTGCAGGAATCATAAAACGATCCATCATCTTTTTAACATAACACCAATCTTTACCACGAACTACTCCGTCCGCAGTTGTAATAACATAGTTACGAGTATTAAAGAAATCCATTAAGTCCTGTATGGTTTTACCAAATGCACGAGGTTGTGTTTCAACACACTCGACCTGTACGATTGGGCGATTAGTAGCAATAGTATTGGTTGCACCTTCTAACACATTAAGTTCATAACCTTCTACGTCAATCTTGATAATGTCAACATCTGTAAAGTTATAGCTGTCTAATGTAAGTTGTGGAACACTAACACGCTGATAGCCTGTGTTTACTTTAACAGCCTTGCCGGTAACAGTTTGATAGCCGTCGTTACTTACACGATTGTGTCCGTCGTTCTTTTTAATGTGCATTTCAACGGTGCTTGCGACAGGACCTAACGCCACATTGTATGTTTGTATTTTGCCCGACACAGCAAGACTTGCCCATGTGCCGTCTGGCTGCTTCCACCAACCGTTATTAGGATCTTGGTGATTAATGTTAAGAGCAATGTTGTCTAGTGCTACTTGATATGTACTTGGCACGGGTTCAAAGCCGTGTACCTCTTGAGCAAAGGTTGCATACTCCCAAGTGTTCATACCAATGTTCATACCAATATCTAGTATCTTGCGTGGACTAGGACATAGTTCGCGAAGATGTAAAAGGTTTTGCTTTTGGTAAGGTCCTGCTTGTAGTCGCTGAGTATAGAAGCTGTCGCTATCCCATACCCACATCTGTCTGCCTATTTTGTTTGTGATTAATATTTTTTGTGTTTGAGCCTGTACGGTCATAGAATTCTCCTTGTGCTAATACTTATGGTCTCCGATCAAAAAGTCTGGCAAAAGTGGCCTTAAATATCCCAAACTTGGAATAGACTTTCTTCGGTTGAATTACAGAATGGTATCATACCATACTTGGCTTCATATGCACCCATAAGCTGATCTTCAAGCTCATCAAACTTATCAGTAAACCAAAATGCTACTTCAACATCATCCCAGGTTGTTAATCCTTTTTCTAAACGCAGTTCGCGATATTTGGCAAAGTTCTCTGTAGTTCCTACGCCCTTGTTCCATTTGTCAGTGCCGTCTAGTTTGACACCGTGCTTCCAAATACGATCATAGATGTCTTTGCCCTTGCCAATATAAAAACCCTGTGGAAACACCGAGTCACGTAGAATGTAAATGCCAGGCTGTCCTTCTTTGAGCGGGCAGGGACGTTGCTCTAGAGTTTCAGTTAACGGCAGTTTGGCAAAGGTGGCCGTTGGTCCGTATTTTTTATTACGCAAGCGCCAGCCATTGTCTGAGTGTGTTCGTTCTTTTGAACTACGATCTTGTTCGTAATGTTCAAAGACATCACCTACAAATTTATAAAACTTAGTACGATTTACTTTCGCCATTCTTCACCGCCTATCTTAAAGTTAACATCATCTTGCTTAATTGGAAATTCAAAATCCAACGGAGCAATGTGGAATCGCCATCCTTGTATTTCACTATTCACTACTGTGATAAGATTATCGATCGTGATATCGGTGATCCATTCAGACTCACCTAGCCTGTCACTTTCGATTTCCCATTTGTATTGTTCTTTTAACACACGTTCAAGTCTTTCTATTTGCTTTGACGGGCCTTCCCATACATAATCAAAACAAGCACGATGACTCTTGGCACTGTAAGAACATTGATAGACTCCAAGTCGCATCTTTGGGTTGCTGGTGATGCCTACTTTAACATCACCAGAACCCATCGGGTCTTTAAATGCGTATAACCATTTGGCCATTACACACTCCAAACATAATCAGAAGTTGGAAGCACAGCTAATCGTCCACAGCTTTGATTATAAAGATTAATAAGACCGTTCATTACAATTGCAGTATCGTTCTTAAGCAGTTGGCCACGTCCAAGATTGTTTATGATTGCATCATTATAACTTTTCTTAATCTCTTCTTGTGCTGTCTCTGGATCACCATATCTAGCAGTGATAATGTTTTCAAGCTCTGTGTCAAACTGTGCATCAATAACATAGTTTCCAGAATTGAATGCTTGATAGAGATAACTCATTGGGCGGAACATCTCCAACACCAACGGTGCTTTAGGCCATACCCTGCGGTGAAACTCTAGAGCATGTTGCCAAAACACTCCGTTACTTGGCAATCCATTGCCTAGCAATAGGTCATAACATTCTTCACCTGAATTAATCTGTGTCCAAGAACCCGGAGTCTTTGCTTTTCGGTTAACTACACAGTTGGTTGTTTGAATGATTCGATTCATTTTTACTGCTTTGGCATCTAGTGTATTAAGCAGAATCATAAACTTGTCATAATGCTCAAGTCCACGCTTGTTTGTACTGTTGATACGAATCATGTTTCGTCCAGCAATCCAACAGCCGTACTTGATACGACCTTCTTCATCATCGGCAAATCCTGCAGATGTTATAGTTGCGGAATCAACTTTATCAACATCAATATACCAAACAGGAAATTGTGTGTAGCCTGCGAGTTTTAAAACTTGCATGGTATGGTGACCGTCCCAGATACAGTAATATACTTTTCCTTGCCAAGTAAATTTGATAGCACAGGGTATAATGACTGCTGAGTGGTCAAAGTCTTTTAGAATTTTTGCAATGTGTCTTGGGGATACATCGCGTTGAAAAACAGAATATAGATAAACTTGATCCCAAGTAATATAATCCATCTTTGGTCCTGCACCTGGAACGTTTGGAGGGCTCCAAACATTTCCAAACAACGGATCATATTTTGAATTTATCCGTGTGGTATAATTTGGTCCTAGCACTGCAACAATCAATTCATGAATGTCGTTTGCAGGGATAATATCATGCATGTGAGCATAATTTTGCGACATAGTTCGCAGGTCGATATAGTCTGATTCAGCATCAAACTTAATGCTAAATTGAGCTAGAGCTTTTTTAATAGCTATTTTTGGATTCCAGCTTGATTGCTGTTTTTGAGCCAATAAGGCTGTTGTGTTATGTTTCATTGTCTTGTCCTTGTTAAACAAATTGTGTGCTCTGCATACTCCAACCGTTTCTGCGCACTGTATAAAGTATAACAGGACCCGAAGGTCCTGTCAAGTGGTATTTTGGATTGGTTAACCCAAATAGTCTGCCCAGCTAGGGTGAGCCATAGTATATCCACGCTGTCTACGCTTGTCTACAAGTTCCCAATAGTCTGGTTTGTAAGGCACACGCACAGGTTTCATTTTGGTATGATTGGCCTTACGATAGTTACAGGGCTTGCAAGCAGTTGCTAAATTGACCCATGTGCTTTTACCGCCTTGACTAACTGGCTGTACATGATCCAACGTGGCGGTTTGATCTGTAACTGCTATGCCACAAAATTGGCAAGCATAATGATCACGTAGAAAAATATTGCGTTTGGTTAATCGAACAGTGGCTTTTGGTTTTTGGTATTCTTTAAGCATGATAACCGCTGGCACACGAGTTTCCCAACGAGCAGAGCGCACAATCCAATCATCGTACCAACTCATTACTGATACTTTGTCCAAGACGATATAACGAATGGCTTCTTGCCAATCTACTATGCTTAACGGTAATAGAGTTGCAGGCTGTGCGTCTGCATTTAGAACTAGGGTTGTCATGATGTGAATCTTAAACAAGTATTTACAAAAATACCATTATAGGCTCAGTTTACTTGAAACGCAAGACTCTTTACAATAATTATTAAAGAGTGTACACTTAATAAGTTAATCAACAAAAAGGATCGAAAATGAGTTTAGTACCAATGGTAATTGAGTCAACCAGCAAAGGCGAACGAGCCTACGACATTTACAGTCGCTTGCTTAAAGAACGTGTAGTAATGCTCAATGGAGAAGTAGAAGACCATATGGCCAATTTGGTTGTTGCCCAATTGCTGTTCTTGGAAAGCGAAAACCCAGACAAGGATATCAGTCTATTCATTAACAGCCCAGGCGGCGTAGTAACAGCCGGCATGAGCATCTACGATACAATGCAGTTTATCAAATGTGATGTGGCAACTTATGTTATGGGACAGGCTTGCTCGATGGGCAGTCTACTAGCACAAGCAGGTGCTCCAGGCAAACGTTTTATGTTGCCCAATGCTCGTCACATGATCCATCAGCCAAGCGGCGGTGCTCGTGGACAAGCAACTGATATTCAAATTCAAGCACGTGAGATTCAAAAGATGAAAGAATCTCTAACAAAGATATATGCTAAACACAACAGCAAGGGTAAGACATACGATCAACTGATAGCAGACATGGAACGTGATTTCTTTATGTCAGCCGAAGAAGCTCTTGAATATGGATTAGTTGATAAGGTTATTGACAAACGATGACAGCAAGGTTTTTTGCTTTTGGCTGTAGTTATACTGCGTTTGCGTGGCCCACGTGGAGTGACTTTGTTGGATTAAAGTTTCCAGGCAAATATCATAACTACGGCAGAAGTGGAGCAGCCAACAACTTTATATTTCATCATTTTGTTGAGATGCACGAGCGTCATCAGTTTACCAAAGACGATTTAATTATCATTCAGTGGACTGAAATGATGAGGGAAGCGAGATATCTAAATGGCATGTGGCATACCAATGGTAGCATTGCAAAAAGTTATCCCAAAGAATACATCAAACAATATGTAGATCCTAGAGGGTTCCTAATACGTGATCTAACAATGATTGCTGCGATTACTCGCATACTAGATAACATTGGCTGTGAATATCATTATCTAAGTTTAAATGATTACGCATTCTCAGAAGATGTGTCGGGATTGTATGCAGAATATCTAAACATAATGAAGCCCAGCTACCAAACAGTAATTGGAGAATTAAAGTCTAGAACATTGTGTAAACGGATTTTAATAAAAGATCCACATCCAACTCCAGGTGAGCATTATAAATTTTTATCACAGGTGTTGCCACAGTGGGCACCCGAAGACGATACTCTAGCAAATGCCTGGGATCAACAATTGGCAGACAGTTGGTACACACATGCAGAGGGCTGGGAATCAACCTGGCCCGGAATTGATAGAGGGTTTTTAGAAACCTATCCCGGATTATAATGGCAAAACTTTATACATTAGGGTCTAGCCTTACTAGACATTTTTGGCCTACCTGGGCAAATATCCTAGGACGTTCTTACGACGAGTTTGAGAATTGGGGACACGCTGGCATTGGCAATCGTGCATTGTTAGAACGATTAAACGAACTGCTGATACATCAAGACCCGGGGCCCGATGATGTTGTGATCGTACAATGGGCGACACCACATAGATTTGATCTACACAAAAAAGACAGTCCAGAACATCAAGGATGGATACCCAAAGGTGATGTCCGCAAATTGTATCTAAGCTCAGACGCTTGGCTCAAACAGTATTGGAATGAATACAGTTATGTAATGCACACAGCAAACTTTATTTCAATTGCTCAACGTCTATTAGAACAACAGGGATGTAAATGGATATTTCTAAGTGCAGACGATCTACGTCAAGACATTGCCAAGTTTCTCGAGCTTGGTGCATATCTCGAAATATACGACAGCATAGATTGGGCTCCTCCAATGTATGATTGGTTTAACAACAGCGGCTTACCAAAAAAAGAACTAATACAAAAAGTAGGTTTGGTAACTTCAAAATCTGTAGTAGATGAACACCCAACGCCAATGTCTCATTATCAGTATGTCGACCTTTACTTAAAGGATAAATTGAATATAGAGTTAGACAAGATGTGGGCAGAGCAAGCAGAAACAGTATTAGAAACGGCAACACACTACAAAGACATACGCCAATTGTATATAGATCAAATGAATTGGGATTGCTATAACTGTATAAAAGGACTATAATGACACAACGATTACAAGGAAAAGTAGACAAGGGTTGGGGATATGAACTCATATGGGCAACCAACGACCACTACGCAGGAAAGATTTTGGTATTTGAAAAAGCAGGCGCTAAGTTTAGTATGCACTTCCACAAAGAAAAAGATGAAACGTGGTTTGTCAACGCAGGAAGTTTTAAGTTAATTTACTGCGATACTAACACAGCTACCTATGTTGAGAAGATACTCAAAGAAGGTGACACTTGGAGGAACCCTCCAATGATGCCACATCAGCTGATTGCATTAGAACCCGATTCAATGGTGTTCGAAGTTAGCACAGCAGATTCAGTAGAAGACAATTATAGAATTATTCCAGGAGATAGTCAAAGTGCAGCCCCCACAGAACCAATCGCAAACACCTAGAGTCTTTTATAGCGGAGCAGAAAACCTACGATCAAAATGTGTAGTAGGTTTAGATCGTGACGGAGTCTTGAATAGAGACCTCGGAACATATTGTTTCCGTCCAGAGGATCTAGATCCTATACCCGGAAGTATGGATGCTGTGGCAAGCCTTAGACGTAAAGGTTACAAGATAGTAATTATTACAGATCAAGGCGGCATTGAAAAAGGTCTGTTCACACAAGAGGATGTAGACAATACCAACATGCGTCTAATGGAACTGTTAGGACAGGTAGGCTGTTTGTCCATTGATGCTCTATACTATTCAGCCAGCAGTGACAAGCGAGATCCGTTTGCCAAACCCAATACAGGCATGTTCAAACGCTGTGAAAAAGAACATAAAGATATCAAGTTTAAAGAAGGTTACTATGTGGGTGACAAGATCAAAGATCTCAAAGCCGCTGTAAATGCAGGAGCCAAACCCGTATTGGTGCGTACAGGCTACGGATTAGAAACCGAAAAAGAATTGAACAAGTGGACCTATCGTGAACTTAAACGTAGGACTATTATATTTGATGACTTGGCAGCATTTGTCGACACCCTAGCATGAAACGAATTGTAGTCAACGGTACCTTTGATATACTACACAGAGGACATATAGAATTACTAAACTATGCAAAAGGTTTAGGGGATTATCTATTGGTCTGTATAGATAGTGATGCACTGGTCAGCTATAAAAAAGGACAGGATAGGCCCATCAATAATCAATGGGAAAGAATGTTGCTGTTAAAGAATCTCAAAGCAGTTGACGATGTTTGGATTTTTAACAGCGATATAGAACTAGAAGATCAGTTATGCGAATACAAGCCAAACATCATGGTCAAAGGCAGCGACTATAGAAACAAGCCCATAGTAGGTGCTGAGTTCTGTATCGAAATTAATTTTTTTGAAAGACTATATGAATACTCAACAACAAAAACAATTCAAGATATTATTGATAGGGGATGATTGCATGGATGTGTACCAATACGGTACAGTCGATCGCATCAGTCCAGAGGCTCCTGTACCGGTATTCAAATACAGTCATCGTCATGAGCGTGGAGGCATGGCTCGAAATGTAAAAGCCAACCTAGAAGAACTAGGATGCAGTGTTGCTTACCTTTGTGGAACAACCAGCGTTAAGACAAGACTAATTGATATCCGTAGCAAACAACAGATAGTTAGGATCGACAATGATAACAGAAGCCAGCCATTGTTATTTCCAGACATCGAACACGATCTTAATGACTTTGATGCTATTGTGATCAGCGACTACGATAAGGGTTATGTCAACTACGATTTGATTCGCATACTGACAGAAGAGTTCATAGGACCTATCTTTGTTGATACAAAGAAAACTGACATGCTACAATTAGAAACCTGTATCATTAAAATCAATGCACAGGAGTACAGTAGGTTAACCAGCTTTCCAAGCGAGTACACTGATGTTATTGTTACACACGGAGACAAGGGTGCAACGTGGAAGGACAAAAAGTTTCCAGCTAAACCTGTAGAAGTTGCAGATGTATGCGGTGCTGGTGATACATTCCTTGCTGCCTTGTGCTTTCAGCACTTGAACACTAGTGGCGATATGGAACAGTCTATACAGTTTGCCATACAGGCAAGCTCGGTAACTGTACAACACCTAGGAGTGTATGCTCCTACCTTAGAGGAAATGGGATGATTGCTTTAACAGGCGCAGGCGGCTTTATCGGCAGCGTGGTATTAGGATATTTAAACAGTCAAGGTATTGACGATATAGTATTGTTTGATGATTTGCCCACAGGCTCACAGTATAAAAATCTCGTTGGTAAACAATATATTTCTTTACACTCAACAGAAGAGATATTCCAAGATCCTAAAGACCTTACCTGCGTAATACATATAGGTGCAGACTCAAGCACACTTACTACTGATTGGGCAAGCCTGTATAAAACCAACGTGCTTTCTACTCGACGTTGGAATCAATTCTGTACAGACAATAATATTCCTTTTATCTTTACTTCCAGCGCAGCAGTTTATGGTAACGGCAATGGTCCGTTAAATCATTATGCATTCAGCAAACAGGTTAGTGAAAGTGAAATACAAGGAGTTGTTCTTAGATTGTTCAATGTGTATGGGCCGAATGAATACCACAAAGGGCGAATGGCCAGTACAGTGTATCATTGGTACCAACAGTTAAAAGAAAATAATACCCTTAAGGTATTTGAAAACAGCAATGGTTATCGTAGAGATTTTATTTGGGTTGAAGATGTTGCTCGAGTAATACATCACTTTGTCAACAACTATCATCCGGGAATATATGATGTAGGCACAGGAGAAAGTGTGTCATTTGAAATCATTGCCAATTGTGTAATCAACGAGTTTGGCAGCGGAACTAAAGAGTACATCCCTATGCCAGAGGATTTAAAAGCACAGTATCAATTAGATACCCGAGCAGATACCGCAAGTTTATCAGCAGCCGGCTTTGATACCACTCAACTGTTTGAACCTTGGCAGGGTATTAAAGAATATGTCAAGTATCTAAAGACTAATCAAACTTACTAAACGTAGCAGTCAGAGCAGAGATCAAATCTTCAATCATTCCATCATCGTGAAACGGAGTAGGTGCTAGTCGCAATCGTTCTGTTCCCACAGCAACAGTAGGTGAATTGATAGGTTGAATGTAAATGTTATGTTCATTCAACAGTTCATCGCTGATAGCTTTACATTTCTTAGCTTCACCAACTAGAATAGGTACAATGTGTGTTGTTGAACATTCCATAACAGGTAGTCCTGCAACAGTTAATCTATGCTTGAGCTTACGAGCACGTTCTTGGTGCTTGTCACGCACTTCATTATGATCTTTAAGATACTTGACGGCCGCAAGTGCGCCTGCACAACTAACTGGACTCATGCTTGTGGTGAATATAAAACCCGCAGCTACTGAACGGATGGCATCGATGACCTCAACATCGGCAGCAATATAGCCACCTTGGACTCCATAGGCTTTCCCTAATGTACCATTGACTATGTCAATACGGGATTGTAGCCCAAGCTCTTCGACCTTCCCACCACCGTGGGGACCATAGAGTCCTACCGCATGTACTTCATCGATATATGTAATGGCATCATACTTATCGGCCAGGTCACAAATCTCTTTGATATGCCCTACATCGCCATCCATTGAGTAGACTGATTCAAACACAACGCAAGGAACATTGCCTGTTAATCTTACTGCGGCAAGAGCATCTTCTAGTTGTTGTAGATTGTTATGTTCAAATATTGTTTTGGGTGCTTTGCTGTGGATCATGCCTACAACAAGACTGTTGTGATTTTCGCTGTCGCTGACAAAATGTATGTTTGGAATGATCTTGCTCAGAGCGATAAGCGTCCATTCGTTAGCTACATAAGCTGATGAAAATAACAGGGCTTTGGCTTTGTTATGTAGGGTTGCAAGTTCATGTTCTAGGGCCACATGATAGTGACTGGTGCCACCGATATTGCGAGTACCACCAGATCCTGCGCCTGTCATGTCTAGGGCTGTATGCATGGCATCTAGCACAACCTTGTGCTGCCCCATGCCCAAATAGTCGTTTGAACACCAGTTTACAATGTTTTTAATATTGTACGGGCCGTACCAAATAGCTTCTGGAAACTTGCCGCTTTCTCGTAGGATATCGTTAAAAACACGATATTTGCCGTTGTCTTTGAGTGTTTTAAGTAGGGTGTTAAATGGTTTTTTGTCTATCATAGTAATGTTATTTAACCGATAAATATATGACTATGGATATAATCAAACTGGACGTGCCCCTTTTTATTCGCCTGCTAGAACTGGCCCGCGAAGAAATCAAAGACGATGCTGACATCCACGATGTTGCAGAAATTGTAACGAAACTCAGTCAACATGGTGTTGTCGGCATGGACAAATACAACGAAATCGTCCGCTTTATGAGCAAACAGGGCGACGATTCGGAGTTAGAAAGAATACGCAAACTTAGTGGAATGAACAACAATGACTAAACAGACAATCAATACTGGTGCAACACCCAACGACGAACAGGGCGACAGTTTACGAGGTGCATTTACAAAAATCAATGAAAACTTTACTGAACTGTACACTGCATTGGGAATAAATGCAGACGTTAATTTAAATCTCGGTGCGTTTGAATTCAACGGCAGTATAATGACTACTACTGATAGTTCAGCTATTGTGATTGATCAGGCAACTACTATTACCAGCAACCTGTCAGTGGGTGGAGACGTTTTGCCCAGTGTGGCTCTTGGTGGTGATCTAGGCTCATCTGCTAGACCTTGGCGCAGCCTGTATGTGAGCAACAACACAATTTTCTTGGGTGGCACAGCATTATCTGTAAACGGTGCAGGTAATCTATTGGTCAACGGCAGTTTAATAACAAGTAGTTATGCTGACTTGTCAGGTAAACCCGCATTAACCGCTGTGGCTACCACAGGTGCCTATGCTGACCTAACTGGCAAGCCAACTATCCCTACCAGTTTTAGCAGTTTAGTCAACAGCACACAAACTGTGAGCCTTAGTTCTAGTGGCGTCTTAACATTGCCGTCAGGACTCACCTTTCGGAAAAATGGCACGCCTTACTCTACTATAACCGCTGATCTTAACAAAGTGTTGCAAATTGAAACACAAACTTCTGATGGTGTTAAACAGTGGAGTCTTGGCACAGATGGTAGCTTGACATTCCCCAATGCCACGGTACAGACCACAGCATGGACTGGCAGTGTAAGTAGTTTGGTCAACGGTACAAAGACAGTGAGCCTTAGCTCGGATGGCACATTGACGCTACCAGCACAGTCAGCTACACTGACCAATGTGAATCAAATTGTCTCAGCTAAAATCTATCGAGCTGGTGCCAGCACAGATACAGCCACAATACAAACTGCTCTAGAAACTTGGTTGGGGGCTGAGCAGACGTGGATAGATATACGTACTGAAGATGCAATAACAAATGCTCCGAGAACAAGACCGTGGGCAGGCATGCCCAGCTACACAGCATATCCATTAGTGGTGGGTTATCAGCCAACTGGCGGACAATTACCACCGTTAGGGGCTATGGCTCCCACAGCCAAGACCGCAAGCGATCTTTACCTAGCATACAAAGAACTGCAACGCAACATTGACATTGTGGCAGGCGCCAACACATTCAGTTTTGAGAACACTGGCGCCTTGAGAGTTCCAGGTGTAATCACCAAAAACAATAATCTCCAATTGGTCAGTGTAGGCACAACCGTCTATCAAGGGTTATCTGATCAAGGATTATCTGTAGAAGTTCGAAACGATCTAACAGCGGCAGTTGTTGCTGACGGAGAGAATGGCAGAGTGTTCGTAAGAACAGATGATGGAACAACATTACGCACTTGGCAGTTTGATAAAAATGGTAGCTTGACATTCCCCAACAACACAGTACAAACCACAGCCTGGCTTGGCAGTGTAAGCAGTTTGGTCAACGGCGCAAAAACTGTTAGCCTTGGATCTGATGGCAGTTTAACTGTAGCAGGACCAATTATACTATCAAACAATGGTGAACTACGACAAAGTACCACTGCCTATGACGCAGCATTGGCTGTATGGGAAAGTATTCGCGGCGGAGAGATTGCAAGTAGGATTGCTAACGGTCAGGCACTTGTTCAATATTACCCAATGGTCAACTGGTATCCAACTGGCGCCACTGCTCAAGGCTATATTGACTTCTTGCTAAATGCTTGGACCTTACAAAGTACTCCTGGTGCAACATTGATTATTCAGCCACCAATGACGTCATCATTCTATGCTCAATTAAGAGCTGTTCTAACTCTTATTCGTGATAGTTATAACGCTAGTACTAAGGCAGTTTCACTTTCTTCAGCGTACGGTCAGTCTTGGAACTTTGGCACAGATGGCAGTCTAACACTCCCAGGTGATATCCGCAGCGACAGCAACATCAACATTGACATCAACCTCGGAGATTCAACTCTGCGCAGATGGCAGTTCGGTGAAGATGGTATATTGACATTACCTAGTGTAGGTAAGATTAATAATGGTGCGTATGACTGGACATTTGGATCAACTGGCAACACCACATTTCCAACAGGACTTACGCTAGGGGCACCGAGAGGTGTTGGCACAGTTAACTTTACTGCTGCTGTTGACAAAGAGTTTCAGATTGAAACAGGAACTGCCACCAGTGGTAAACTATGGCAGTTTGGTACAGATGGTAGCCTAACACTACCAGGTGATATCAAGAGCAACGGCAACATCAACATTGACATCAACTTGGCAGATTCAACACTGCGTAGATGGCAGTTTGGTGAAGATGGCAATCTAACATTCCCAGATGGCACTAATCAAGCCACAGCCTTTCCCGGCGTTTATGCTCAAAGTGGTGCTACTAGTGCTTATGCAACTAAAAGAATTTTACAGTATAATCCGTCAACCAACGTTGTCACCTATAGTAACTATATAGATGCGGCAAGCATATACATCACAGGATACAGTTCGGAAATACACGTTAGTCCTGTTGCGGTTGATGACACTGGCAACGGAACCATTGGTGATCCAGTTAAAACCATTGCTCGTGCCAAGGTACTCTTAGCCGCGGCATTTGAAACAACAGGTGCTGGCCAAAGAAAGACAATTATCTTACATCCGGGCAGTTATACAGAAGATGTAACAATTGATACTCAGTACACTGTTTTAACCACACACGAGTTGGTGGGTAAAAGTACAACACTGAGTGGTACATTGACTCTTACAACAGGATGTACCATTGATGGTTTAAAGATGACCAATCTTGTTATTTCAGGATCATCAGCAGGAGGTTCGATTGATATTATTGGTTGTACAGTAACAACAGCAACTACAAAAACATCAACAGCATATACAAATTTTAGAGGGTGTGATTTATCTTCATCCACAATGAGCATCACTGGTGGCGGCACAACAATACTAAGTGGTGGTAATTATTTTACACTTACAGTGAACAATGCGGCCGCTGGAGTTTTAGCCAAAGCAGTTATTAGTATGGGTCCGGTGACACTGACACTAGGAACGCTACAACTTTCTGACACGCTGATTTACTCTGCTACCAATACTTCCTATGCCATAACGCAAAGTGCTGGATCAGTTATAACAATAAACAATTGTCAGACACTAATACCAGATTTGTCAAATGTGTCGAGAAATAGTTTGAGTGGTTTCTATTCTATCCTAAGCAGTGTTTATGATCGACCAAACTCAATCTTAGCCACT